ACCGTAAAGAAAATTTAGTATGCCTAGAAGAAAAAGAGCATCTGCAGAGCAACCTATTGGGGTTGGACTCACAACAAAGCAGATGAAACGGAAAAAACCGTTAAGTCAAGAATATTTGGTTGATATTGAACCTCTTACAGAGAATCAAAAAAGATTGTTTGATTCTTACAATGAGGGAAAACATCTTGTTGCATATGGTGCAGCTGGCACAGGAAAAACGTTTATTACACTTTTCAATGCATTGAAAGATGTTTTGAATGAGAACACACCTTATGAGCGTATCTACCTTGTACGTTCTCTTGTTGCTACTAGAGAGATTGGTTTTCTACCAGGAGACCATGATGATAAGGCAGATATTTACCAGATTCCTTATAAGAATATGGTGAAGTATATGTTCCAAATGCCTAGTGATGCTGACTTTGAAATGTTGTATGGAAACCTGAAGTCTCAGGAATCTATCAAGTTCTGGTCTACTTCATTCTTACGTGGAACCACACTTGATAATGCTATTGTAATCGTCGATGAATTTCAGAATTTAAACTTCCACGAACTTGATAGTATCATTACTCGTGTTGGTGAAAATACAAAAATTTGTTTCTGTGGTGATGCTAGACAGTCAGATTTGACAAAATCAAATGAAAAAAATGGTATCGTTGATTTCTTAAGCATCTTGCGTAAAATGGATTCTTTTGATATAATTGAATTTGGTGTAGATGATATTGTCCGTTCTGGACTTGTCAAAGAATACATCATCGCAAAAATGGAATCTGGATTTTAATGTTCACTCATGTTGACGTGGACCTTCCATCTCTAGAAAGAGAAACTATTGATGGGGTTCGCTACTATAAAGTGCCTGATGAAGAAGAACTCCTTAGACTGGTCTCCATTACTTCGGTGACCAGTCATTTTAATAAGGAAATATTCGTTAAATGGCGAAAAAGAGTTGGTAATGAAGAGGCTGATCGTATCACAAAACGTGCCACAAAACGTGGTACCAATATGCATACTTTAGTTGAACACTTTATGAAGAATGAGAATCTTCCGAAAGTTCCTCCAATTTCGGAATTTCTTTTCAAAATTTCTAAAGCAGATCTAAAACGTATAAATAATATTTACGCTCTCGAAGGGTCTCTGTACAGCAAACAACTTGGAATTGCAGGGACAGTAGATTGTATCGCTGAATATGACGGCGAGTTGGCAATAATAGACTTCAAAACTTCAGCAAAACCAAAACCACGGGAGTGGATTGACCACTATTTCGTGCAATGTATGGCATATGGTTGTATGTTGTATGAACTGACTGGCATATCAGTCAAAAAACTTGTAATCATTATGGCTTGTGAAAATGGAGAATGTGTCGTCTATGAAGAAAGAAACAAACCAAAATACATCAAACTGCTCACCGAGTACATTAGAAAGTTTGTTGGAGATAAACTTGAACTCTATGGAACCTAATAAAGAACTAGAAAAGGCAATCGAAAGTAAATTCTTGACACCTTCAAAATTTGCACTTGAAATTGAAAAGATTGTTGCAGAAGAAAATCTTAACTACATTGATGCTATTGTGCATTATTGCGAAGTTAATGAACTTGAGGTAGACTCTATAACAAAGCTTGTTTCAAAACCATTGAAAGAGCGTCTAAAGTGGGATGCAATCCGTCTTAACTTTATGAAAAAAACATCTAGAGCAAAACTACCTTTATGACTTATGATTTCTCGTGATGAATTATTGCATTTAAAAATTCAAGCAGCAATGCGCGAAAAACACTTTGATGAGAACCAGATGAAATACCTAGGTATTCGTGATGGTGAGCATTGGTATCTTATTGCCAATGAGCACGAAGTTCCTGTCAAATATATTGATGACTTTGAGCAAGTTGACGAAAATGAATGTGACTCCCTTTGAAGGAACTTTATATGATGGACCATTTCCACATTTAATTGTTGAAAACTTTTATGATGATGAAGAACTGTCTTTAATATGGGAAGAACTTAATTTCTATACCAAACCAGGAAAATTACTTCCTGCTTTAAATTATGGTGGAGTGGTTGAAAAAACTAATGCATCTGCATTATGGTTGGATGCTGTTTATAGAAATGAAGGAAAAGACAGACCAGATTACAGTAAGTTATCAAATATACTTACTGTAAATCGTAAAATCTTCAAAAGTGATATTGTAGAAGTGTTGTCTAAATCTGATATTTCTTGCAGAACATTCACAAGAAACAACTCAGATGCAACTAAGGTAAGATACTATCACAATGGAGAATATTATAAACCTCATACTGATGCATCTTGCCTTTTTTTAGTCTTTACTTATTTTTATAAAGAACCAAAAAAATTTACTGGTGGAGAACTTTATTTTCCTCCATACGATTATGAATTTTCTTGCCCTAACAACTCACTAATTATTATTCCTGCTTATGTTGAGCATGGAGTAAGAAAAGTTAAAATTCAAGAATCTGATTACCATGATGGTTATGGTAGATATTGTATATCTTCTTTTGCTAGTATAAAATCTAATCCAGAACGACAAAACTACGTCTGATATGATCGTGACACCCTTTGAAACCTACCAACATTATTTGTCACTTAAAAATCATTTTACAAATCCTAAATATGATTTTTTCAAGTACGGTGCAAAAACCCGTGCTAGTGTGACCTCTTTTAACAAGAGAAAAGATAAGTATTGGTTTGAAAAAACCAGTCGTAAATATTCTGATAAAGAAATTGTTGACTTTTTAGTATCTAATTTTTCTGCTGCCGATAACCCACAAAACTTATGGATTGGAGAAATTATCAATTCTGGAGAAAGAACTTACGCAGCGTGGATGAAACGTCAACAGAGTTCGACTTACTTATTCAAAGAACAAAGCAACGAATTGTTCTCGGAGAACGCATTAGAGAATCTCTTCGACTGTTCCAGAGGTCATCCGATTATCCTGAAAGAATATCTAAGCGGGAGATTATCTCTAGAAAACTTCGTGATTTACGAAAAAATATTTCAGTTTTCAAAAAATTTCGATAAAAAATTGAATGACCCTGTATGGGAAACCGTAAGTTTAAAATTAAAGAAGTATAATCCCTTCATAAATATTGATGTATTCAATTACAAAAAAATACTGCGAACCCTAGTAAATGAGTGATTTTTTCGATTCTGAAATAATTCAGGAAGAACTGAATGAAATCAATAAACTACAAGAAAAGATCTACGGATCTCTTTTTGGTTTTGGTATGATGTCTAAGGAAGATCGTCTTGAGCACGTTGAAATCCTAACAAACTTGCTTGAAAAGCAAAAAGTGATGTATACTAGGTTATCTCTTTCTGACGACCCTCAAGCGGTTGAGATGAAAGAGAATCTTCGTAAGTCGGTCGCAATGATGGGATTCCCACCTGAGACTGATATGACGATGTTGTTTAGTAGTATGAAAGCGACCATCGACGCTCTGAAACAATACATTGACTCTTGATGGAATCATTGTTATACTATCCAAGCAAATCCCCCAAATCCAACCTATCCGAGGTATCTAAATGTCTTTCGCAGACCTTAAAAAGCAATCCAAACTGGGCTCCCTGACTCAAAAACTGGTCAAGGAAGTTGAAAAAATGAATAACACTGGCGGTTCTTCTGATGAACGCCTTTGGAAACTGGAGTGTGATAAGAGCGGCAATGGTTATGCCGTTATCCGTTTCCTTCCTGCACCTGATGGAGAAGATCTCCCCTTTGTAAAACTGTATTCCCACGCCTTCCAGGGTCCTGGTGGATGGTATATTGAGAACTCATTGACTAGTCTGGGACAAAAAGATCCTGTGTCTGAGTACAACTCAATGTTGTGGAATAATGGAACTGATGCAGGTAAGGATCTTGCACGTAAGCAGAAGCGTAAACTGACTTACATCGCAAATATCTATGTGGTAAAGGATCCTGCCAATCCTTCTAATGAAGGTAGGGTTATGCTGTATAAGTTCGGTAAGAAAATCTTTGACAAACTCACAGCAGCAATGCAACCTGAGTTTGAGGATGAGGAAGCAATCGATCCATTCGATTTCTGGCAAGG